CTGGTGCTCCTGGTGTTCCTATACCATCTGTTCCACTTGTTCCGTCTGTTCCTGAACTACCTGATGTTCCGTCAGTTCCTGATGTACCTGGTGCTCCTGGTGTTCCTATACCATCTGTTCCACTTGTTCCGTCTGTTCCTGATGTGCCTGGTTGTCCTGGTATGCTTATACCATCTGTTCCTGATGTTCCGTCTGTTCCTGATGTGCCTGGTTGTCCTGGTGTTCCTATACCATCTGTACCTGAGGTTCCATCTGTACCTGATGTACCATCAACTGCTGCTGTAAAACCAGTAAATGTTGAACCTGACATAATAAGTCCGCTTCTCACTTTTAATATACCACTTGAACCCATAGAATAATCTGTATAAACAGCACTATCCCACGCTTCATTATCTTCCTTAAACTCCCAATTTGCACCTGGGTATGTTGATTTATCTATGCTTAAGTTTGATAAGGCGGCTGTTGAATATACCGTAAAATTACTATGAACCTCTAAAGTTCCATCAAACCTTACATCACCATCAACGTCCAAGTTTTCTACAATAGTAGTATAGCCTGAAAACACTTGGTCTCCTGCTACATTTAATCCACCTGCTATTATAGTATCACCACTTAAAGTGGTTGAGCCTATACTATTTAATTGTTCTACCGAAAATCCCATATAATTACATATTACGCTTTAATCGCATTTCACGATAATTTTTCTGATATGCTTTTTGATACGCTTTCATATCATAAGTTATGTTTTTTGTTTTATCCCTTTTTTCTTTTTTAATCTTTTCCTTATGATTTAACCATTTGGAACCTTTTTTATGAATACTGGTGTGAGTACCATGTTGTATTAATTCTAAGTTTGTATAATGATTATTTTGCTTATTTTCATCTTTATGGTGTACATCATAATCTAATGTTAATTTTCCTACAAATAATTCATAAACTAATCTATGAACTTGAAATCCTTTCATTTTTCCTAACCAAAAAAATACTTGTTTATAACCTTTTTTTGTATCTCTTAATTTTAAAAGTTTTTTTTCTTTTTTGTGTCTTCCTAAACTTCTAACATCTCCATATTCGCTAACTTCGTATGTATCATCAAACTTTTTCCATTCCATATAACTTTTTTTCTACTTATATACCCGATAAGAATAAAAGTTTTTTTAATAATTATTTTTTATACACCCAAGAAGGTGCCTTTTGTAATATAAGTTGAACCTGTACCTGAATAAGTTTGAACTAAAAGGTTAGTGCCAGAAATTACGAACTTCCAGCTATTCATCGTGTCTTTTGGTCCAATAAAAACCTCATCAACGATGTATTGATCCTGTTGATAAGTATTTCCTGTTACATATAGGTTGCCTGTTATATTTACATCATTAAAAGTTGGGTTAGTAAAGCCGCTTATACTAACATTTAAGAAATTATTGACCTGTGTTGTCGTTCCAGTTGTGGTTGTAAAAACCTCTGTAATAGTAGTACCCGTTGGTACAATCGTAGAACCTGAAATATAACTTTGAACAATTGTATCACCAGTTAAAAGAACCTCTAAAGTTGCTCCTGTATTACAATAAAAATTTGTAAGTACCGAACCTTCAGTTGCTTGTGTAACTGTATAACCTGATACATTGTAAGACACAGTTGTATTACTCCAAGGCACTTCTATTGTTCCTTCTGTAATAACTGTCCTTACTAAGTCGGTTGCTGTTTCTGTGACGTTAATTGTTCCACCGTCGTTAATTACTGAGGCTATAAGATCCCTCAAAACCATTGATTGTTTACTCATTTTAATTTAATTATTTTTTAAATCACTTCAATTTTGAAATAATTACTTTTTTTAGTATATATTAAATTTATCTAAATTGTATATGATTATTTAAGTGCGTTATAGTTGTATAAAATTTCATCAACATTTAAATTTCTATCATATAAAATAATATCTCTAATACATGATGTACCACTCCACAAAAAACCAGTAAAATCACGAGGCATCCATTTTTCATAATCTCTATAGAAAGGTGCGCTTGTTATCTGAATACCATTTCTATAACAAAATAAATATCCATTATTTATACCATTAAATACTAATTGCCAAGTCCAATGTGTCCAGTTGTTCCAATCTACATCTGCCTGCCTAACCCAATACTCTATAATGTTATATTGTATAACATGTGCCCTAACAGGTTGACCATTCACATTCCACACTGTAGGCTCAAACTTAAAAATTGTATCTGTATGTGCAGAATTACTTGTAGTTTCAAGTGATGTTAAAAAATCTCCACCTTTAATAAAAAATGAATAACTCCAATCACCAGTATTTAAAGGAAATGAATCTAAAACATTTAATGTTGAATTACTAATGTCTAAATATTTACTATCAATAAATGAACCACCCGTAGTACCAGTATAACCATTAAATTCACCTATTACATCTTCATCAAGTTTCCACCAATCTATTATTCCATGTGAAACTGGAGCACCTATAATTGGATATTTATCATTAAGATGAATTTTTCCTATCTCATTAAAGTATATTCCCATAAATTATCTTATTTTTCTTGCAATAAACACATCTTGATAATAAAATGTGTCAAAATCAGACCAATTACGATTATCAACTGCATTTTTTATTGCTGTATATTGATTATTATAATCATCTACATATATATAACCACCAATATTTAATTTATCTATTGTATTTTCAATATCTTTTGCTGGATTTATTCCTTCATGAAAGCCATCAATCTCAATAAAATCAACACCTCCTTCTAAACTATCCATAAATGGTTTAACAGTTTCCAAACTATCACCTTCAATTAATATCATATCAATATCTTTGTAATGTTTTTTCATAATTTCAAAATTCGGTTTAACATAATTATGATTTCCACCTATACCATTATTGGTTCCTTCACATATATCAAACACATAAATCTTTTCTATACCTGAATAATCACAACCTAAACAATTATTCTTTTCTGTTAATGTATCTATAATTAATTTCATTGAGTGACCCATACAAAATCCAATTTCTACTATAACTTTTGGTGGATATGCCATCAAAAATTGTTTTAATGTATCTTCTCTATTAGGAAACCAACTGATATTGCCTTCACCCTGAGTCTCCATTCCTTCTAATAATTTTATCATAAATTTATATTTTTTTTAGTATAATACTATTACAACACCTGAACCTCCTGTTACAGTTGGACCAACGCAAACTCCACCACCTCCACCACCAGTATTAGGTGTTCCGTTTTCTTGTGCTGCTGAACCAGTACATAGATTAGTAACAGGACTATAATCACCTCCTCCTCCTTTTCCTCCTTTAGGTGGAAAAGCAGTACCAGTAGTTGCCTGCCAACCTCCTGCACCACCACCAGCAAAGAAGCCATCTTCACCAACATCAGTTCCAAAAATTAGACTATAATCAGCACCTGCACCACCATTTGAATAAGTTAATGTATAAGAATTATTATCACCTCCACCATCTTTTCCTGCTTCTCCCGCTCCGCCGCCTCCTCCTGCTGATGCAAAAGAAGTACCAATGGCTTTGCCACCATTATATCCTTGACTACCTGTACCACCACTATGTACCAAAGGATTTGCGTCTCTACCTGTTCCACCACCACAACCTCCATTTTGTCCACTATTTTGATGTGCACCGCCTCCGCCTCCGCCTAAAGCGTAAGTATTTTCAAATCTGGTGTTTCCACCATTAGTACCGTAAGTTACTGTTGCTGCTGATGAACCGCCAGCACCAATGACAATAGTTATTCCTGAGCCAGGAGTTAATGGATATGAAGCATTATAAACAACGCCTCCGCCTCCGCCTCCTCCTCCTCTTTCTCTACCGCCTCCGCCACCACCACCGACAACTAAAACTTTAGCAGTTGTAACACCATCAGGTACAGTCCAAGTTGTATCACCTGTAAATACTAATCTTGTTGGTGATATTGTTGTTGCTGTGTTTCTTGTATATATAAATCTACGTGGCATTAAGTTCTTATTGTTTTTATTGAACCCATTATAGTATTACAATTAGTTAAAGAGTTTATTTTTACATCAACATAATTACCAACTGAAATCTCATATTCATCTATTGCATAATATATATTGTTTGAAGTTGCACCTGTAATTCCACTTAAGCCAATTACTGAAACTCCATTATTCTTAATATCAATTGAACAAGTACCTGAATTTGTTTTGAATGAAATTCCAGTAATATTATATGTGTACCAAGCATAATTACTCAAATTAATTGTTTGTCCTGTAATTACATATAAATTAAAATCAATTTGTTCAACTAAATTAACTAAATTATAAGCATATAATTTACCATTTGGATCAACAATTACTGATTTATAAGTTGTACCTGTATATACTGTTGTTGTTAATCCAGTTAATACTATATTTGGTGTGTATAAAATATCAGTTGTAGTATCATACCAAAAATCAATATCAGTTAAGCCAGTTGGACTTATACCTGAACTACCTGAGGTTCCGTTTATACCTGAACTACCTGAGGTTCCGTTTATACCTGAACTACCTGATGTTCCGTTTATACCTGAACTACCTGAGGTTCCGTTTATACCTGAACTACCTGAGGTTCCATCAGTTCCTGAGGTTCCATTAGTCCCACTTGTTCCGTTAGTACCTGATGTTCCGTTAGTTCCACTTGAGCCTGAACTACCTGAGGTTCCATCTGTACCTGAACTACCTGATGTACCGTCAGTTCCACTTGATCCAGAACTACCTGATGTACCGTTAGTTCCACTTGTTCCGTTAGTACCTGAGGTTCCGTTAGTACCTGAGGTTCCGTCAGTTCCACTTGTACCGTTGGTTCCTGATGTTCCGTCAGTTCCATTTATACCAATACCACTTGTACCATTAGTACCTGAGGTTCCGTCAGTTCCGCTTGAACCTGATGAACCATTAGCACCAGGTAAACCAACTCCTGAAGTTCCATCTGTACCTGAACTACCTGATGAACCATTTGAGCCAGGTAAGCCAACACCTGATGTACCATCAGTTCCCGAAGTTCCATCTGTACCAGATAAGCCTGGAGGACCAGGTATATTACTTACACCATCAGTTCCTGATGTACCATCTGTACCTGATGTTCCAATAACACCAGCAGCACCATCAGTTCCGCTTGAACCTGAACTACCTGATGTTCCGTCAGTTCCGTTAGTGCCTGAGGTTCCGTTAGTGCCTGAGGTTCCATCAGTTCCGCTTGAACCTGAACTACCTGATGTTCCGTCAGTTCCACTTGAACCTGAACTACCTGATGTTCCTGTACCTCCACCACCAGTACCAATCAAACTTAAATCACCATTCAAAATTATATTGATTCCTTCATTTTCAAATGAACGACTCCAAGCATTTTCCTCAGATATTATCTCTTCGTTGTTGGTTGTACCAGTAGCAACCACATTGAATCTGATAGCATTATTCTTACCATCAAATGATCTGGCGATTGCGTCTTGTTTTGATATGTAGGTCATTTTATATTAATTATTTTTATTTTTATCTTGTCTATCTAAATGAGCACCGTTTGAAACAACAGCAACTTTTAAATCTGTAATTGAATCTTTTATATTATCTATTTTAGTTGAAATTGCATCGTGTTGTGTATCATTTGTATCATAGAACTTTTCTAATCTTTGTTCTATAACATCAATCTTTTTACTATTCTGTATCTCCTGTTGTGAAACTCTACTATCTATGTCTGTAAGCCTTACATTTATTGCAGTTATATCAGTTTTCATTTTTATCCAAGCTGCGATTATAGCCCCAGCGTTAATTATTATCATACCTATAATCGTGAGTATTTGTGTAAGTTCCATAGTTTATTTAGTTATTTTTTTTAATTTTTTTAGTATTTCATTATGTAAAGAGTCCTGTTTAGCCCATCTTTCATCTGTTTTTTTAGTTATTTCAACCCAATGTAAGGAGTCATTTGTTTTAATTTGATTTATCAATTCTGTATTTATTTCTACTTTTTCTTTTGTATTATGTATCGTTGTATCAACTGAACTAACTGCGAAATATAAACCGCTGAATAATAAAGTGAATCCAACTAACATTAAGAAATACATAAAAATCTTCAAGTTTCTCATTTTATTTTATTTTATTGTTCTCCAGTATGGATATTCACTTTCAATTTTAGGATAATTTGCACCTTCTCCACCAACTCTACCTATTCTGAAATTATTCTTCGCAGGCGTGTCTCCCCACTTGTCGGAGTAGTATTTCTCATAACTACTCTGGTGATCAAATATATACCTACTCATCTCTTTTCTTACATTATCAATAAAGTTCTGTATGTAAGTCCTGTAAAATGCTATATCAACACTTTCTGCTGCGGCTGAATGATCTGTTAATTTTATTCGGAGCCCTGATGAATTAAGTTGTAAAGTTCTATCTACTGCTAAGAATTGCCACACACCATAAGCTGTTAAAAACTTAATATAATTATCTATAAGATACTTATTAGCAGTTGTACCAGAATTAGCAACTACATCTTCATATAGATCCTGTGTAAGTGAATCACGAACCATTGTATTTTGAACCAATATAATAGCACCTTGAATAATAGTATTATCTATCTCATTGTTTATTGATGGTACAATTGACTTTACTTCTGCTACGGTTGTTAAAAGTTTAGTATTCATTTATTTTAATTATTTTTTGTAAATTGTCCCAACTCATTACGTTGTATATTAATTTTACTAATTTTTATTTTATTTATTTGTTCCTCTGTAAGAGTTCTTCCAGGATGTTTTTTACCATAATTAGGGTTTTTTTCTCCTGATATATCCATATCTCTCTTAAAGTATTCTCGTTTTTTACCAATCTTACTGGCTCCAATTTTTGCTTTATGTTCTTCTGTAAATGGTTTTCTAATATAATTATCACCACCACTATTCATATTGTATCCATTTTCACCAAACGATTTATATAGTTCAATATAGTATATTTCTTTTTCATTTAACTCTTCTATCGTTTGACATTCACAAAGTACCTCCCATATAAAGTTTTTTAGTTCATATTTTCTTATTGCTCTACTAAATAAACTATCAGACTTTTTTGCAGTATTTCTATGCCTATTTATTCTAATGTTTAATTTACTTATTGTTTGTCCAACATAGACCTTATCATTTATCTTATTTGTTGCTTTATATATTATCATATTTAGTTTTTTATTATTGTATTACTAATTTAGACTTAAGTTTTTCATACGAAGTCGTTAGTTCGTCTTTTAAAGGCTGAACTACATACTTATTGTAAATGTCCTCAAATATAGGAAGATCTGTCGCATTTCCGAGTTTGCCAGGGATCATCAAACCTAACAATTGGCTTGGTAAATTGTGAGCAATAGCAATGTTTTCATTTAATATTCCAGTAATATATTCGTATTTAGTATCATCAGCAGAATTAAACTTTTCTATTGTTGGTGCTGAATCTTTATTTTCATTATACATAACTAAAAGAGTACCAGCATTATCAGCACCTGTAAATTGTTTCTTTAATGATTTCTCAAAATCAACTTGTTTATCTTCATCCATATATGAATTAACTGATAATATAGTATTAGCAACAAAATTGTTCTTAACTAAATTAGCATAATAATTTTCTAATTGTATATCAGTTGCTATCCATTTCAACCCGCTAAAATAATATGGTTTAGGGTATATCTCTTGTCCTGGGTTATATCTTCTATAATAAAAGCACTGGTTGTCGTCTGACATTTTATTCTCTGAATATGGACTTAAAATCTCAATCTTTCTATTGTTATATTTGTTCCAATCATTAGAGTAGTAAAATAAACTTATATTACCATAATCATCTTGTAAGCCACATCTTACTTGTGTATAATCTACTGGTAAAAGTTCTACAATACCATCGTGATTAAAGTTCCATAAAACTTGTAACGACCAACCACCAAATATAAGATAATCTAAACTTATTCTGTAATATGTAGGGTCTGTTTCATAACCAGTTTGTAATCTACGATGTAAGTTTTGTATAATTGCACTATGTATTGAACTACCATAATAAAACTCTAACAAATGGTTGAACCAGCGATTATCGTCTCCCGCCATGTAATAATTTCCGTTATAACTCTTTACGTCCTTCAATTCTGGAAGGACCATTTTTTCTAAGTTTATATTAAACATATAAATTAACTTGTTTTTATGTATATATTAAATTAAGACAATTTGTATGAAAATCTATACTTAATCCAACCAAGATCTATTTTATATCTATAATATATATGAAAGAAATTATATTAACGCAAGGAAAAGTAGCATTAGTAGATGATGAAGATTATGAAAGAGTTAATCAATATAAGTGGCATTATATCAAAGGATATGGATATAGAACTATATGGAGAAAAGAAGGCTCTTATAAAGTATCAATGCAATCACTTATATTTACAGATAAGCCTGGTTTCATTATAGATCATAGAGATAATTGCGGACTAAATAATCAAAAATATAATCTAAGATATGCTACTAAACAACAAAATCAAATGAACTCAAAAGGTTTATATGAATATAAAGGTATATTTTGGGAAGAAAATAGAAAAAAATGGAGAGCAAAAATAGGATTTAATAAAAAAAGTATCTTCTTAGGTAGATTTAATACCGATATTGAAGCAGCAAAAGCCTATGATGAAGCAGCAATCAAATACTTTGGAGAATTTGCTAAACTAAACTTTCCTATTTAAAATAAAAAAGCCTCAGTTAAGAGGCTTTTTTAGTAAGAAAAGTAAAATTAAGCGACAAGAGTAGCCAAGAAAGTTGTTTTGAAAGCATCGGTGAAACGATAGAAAGGTGAACTTTCAATACCGTCTAACTCAAATGATGCACCAATCATTCCATCAACTGCTGCTTCTGTACCAAGTGTACCTACTGACATAGATAAACCATTAGCAAAACCAACACCGAATATATCACCGTTGATAGTTTGAACCGCAACGATTACATCAGCCTGAAGTAATGATTTGTACATAGCAATAGCGTCTGTTGATAAACCTTGAACCTTAAAGGAAACCTTAGGTTTAGAAACAGCAACACCGTTCTGTAAGTTAATAGTAGGAGTATCAATTAAAGATGCTACCTGTTTGTTAAGAGCAACTGGATAGAACTTTGTTGAACCTGACATTGTAACACCTGTAATACTTGTACCATTAGCATCAACCACGTAAGAAACTACATCTGAATAATTTGCTATAAAGATTTTACTAACTCCTGGTTGTGCGTCTCTGCAAGCACTTGTGATTGCAGTAGAGTATTTTAAACAAGCCATTTTTTATTTAATTATTTTTTGAATCTTTATAGATTATAATGTTGCATAAACGATATAGTTACTGAAATAGTAAGATACACCATATTTGAAACGAGCGATGAATTTAACGATTTGATCTGAAGGATCCCAGAACATTTCAACTTTTTCTTGTTCGTTCTGTAAGTCAGTAACATAGATTAAGTTTGATGCAGGAGTTAATACGAAAGTATTAAAAGTTGATAAACCATTTACAGGAACAACTTTAATGTTTGTGCCTGGGAAATAGAATGGAGTCATACCATCATTGTTAGTTGAATCAATGTGATAGAAGTTTCCAATAACAAAAGCCTGTACCATTTTTCTGAAATAAGCGTGATTAACAAATAAAGTTAAATCATTTGCACTTTGAATTTCTTCTGGAAGTAATACTTGCATTGCATAAACGATTGATAACCACTCTGATGCAGTTGTTGCACCTGTTAAGTTTTGGTGAGTATGATAAGTTGAACTATCATTGAAAAGTTGATACTGTAATCCAACAGGAGTTGTACCATTTGTTCCACCAGTTATTGACCAAATGTTGGTTTCAATAGTCTTGTTGATTTGTTTAGTTTTTTCTGCCATATACATTTGAGCAAAAGGAATGTCCTTATTGTAACCAGGACGTAATGAAAGAGATAAACTATAATCGTTTAAGTCTTCTGGACATAAACTCTCATTTATCTTTACATCTACGACGGATAAATCTTTCTCTGTAAGAGTTGTAGTTCCATTAGTTGAATAACCGCAACCACCGGCTTGGAATACAGCATCTGTAGCAAGATATTTAAGACGCTCTTTATACTTTACCCCTGTTTTAATAGAGATAAGGTCTATGGTCTCACCTGCGAGTACTGCTGCTGCTAATAGTTCTTGACTATTATCATTGACATATGTGGTTAATCCACCTAAACTGAATGCCATTTTTTTATAATTTTTTTTTGAGATAAGAAAACTTATCTATGAATTTCAATTATATATTAAAATGTCTTTAATTGTATAAAAAAAATTAATCCATATCGTATTTATGCCTAATCAAACAGGAATCAATAACTCAAATTATAGAAATGGATATTCAATAGGAAGTAGAAATACTCTTTATACAAAATATTTTGCTATGATAAATAGATGCTACAATGAAAATGATAAAGCATTCATTAATTATGGTGGAAGAGGTATAAAGGTTCATCAACTTTGGATTGATAATTTTGAATCATACATAGAATATATAAAATTGCTTGATAATTTTGGAGTGAAGGATTATTCAATAGATAGGGAAAACAATGATGGTAATTATGAACCAGGTAATTTAAGATGGATTAATAGAAACGAGCAAAATGCTAATAGAAGAAAAAGAAAAGATAATACGACTGGTTATGTTGGTGTTCAACTAAGAAAAAACGGCAAATATAAATCAGATATAATGGTTGATAAAAAAAGACATCACTTAGGATATTTTGATAATCTAAGTGATGCCGTTAATGCCCGTAATAATTTTATCTTAAAAAATGATTTAGAAAAATTAGGATTTAAAATTCAGAATTTCCCTTACGAAGACGCTTTATAAGATCCACCTTGTTTTGCAACTTTGGATCAATAGTTCCTTCACTTTCTTTCTTGGTGATTAGAGGTTGAGCAGCACTGAATTTATCAGCAATCATGTTTGTTTTTTCTTCATTCATATTCATCTTATCAACTAAACCTTTAATCATTTCTTCTAATGCTGCTACTTTTGCTTCCAATTCAGCAACTTTTTCCATTGGATTTACTTCAACTTCAACCTCAGGTTCTTCAACTTCAACATCAACTGCATCAACTTCTGTTGCTGTTGTTCCAGTTGTAGTAGGTAATGGTTCATCCATTGGTTGTGGTGCTTCACCTGAAACCTCAGGATTTTCTTTTTGAGTTGCCATATCTTCTGGCTCAGGGTTTCCCATTGGGTCTAAGCCTTCTGTTGGTTCTTCAACTTCACCTGGTTTGATGATATCCATTACTAAACCATCTTTAACAGTGATAATAGTCATATCTTCCAATTGATATTCGCCATCAGGTAAAGCAATATTACCATCAGATGTAACTACAGAAACCTGAGTACCAGTATCTAAATCACCTTCCAACGCCAGAGCAGTCCCATCTTTCAATGTAAGTGAGGTGCTAAAATGCACCTTAAAAAATTTCATTAATTTTTCTATCATTGTTGTGTATTATTTTTTAGTATATATTAAATATATGATTTTTGTATAAATTACCTTATATTGAACAATGCTTCTATACTAAAGCCTTGAACTTTCTTTTGTTGTATCATAGTCCATAACTTCTCACCAATAATTTTGTATTTTACGAACCATTTTGTTTCTTTATCATCTTCTTCTAACCAAGAATCAAGTAGAATCGCTTGTCCTGTGATATCGTCACGGTGTTGGAAACTTATTGATCTATTGAATCCATATTTGTCATGTAACTTTTTTATAGTATCTTTACTAAAATATACATAACCTGCTGTTCCTTCACCATCTACATCGTTTCTATATATCATCTGATTTGACCTTAATACTAAACCTTGAACTTCCCTTTTCAATTCAGAAAGCATTTCCATTTTAACAAAGTGTTGTTCAACAAATTCTATATCAGGTGCTAAACTTCTTTTGTTTGCTGGCACATCTGCTTTCTTAGCAACTCTTACTAATTTATGACGACATGAATATAATTGACTATCACAATTGAATGAATATGTTCCTTCATAATTCGGACCACCTGTATCACCATTAAAATTTGTAAAGAAATCTACACCTTCTATCCAGCCTGAACTTGTTGGGTCACTCCAAGTTCTGATTTCAGATTCATGATACACTTTACCTGCATGTTCTCTGCAAAATTCATGTGAACGTTCATTACCATACTGGTCTTTTGGTAGAATTTCTGGTTCTGGATAAGCAGTATATTTAAAATAGGGCAACTTTTTACCAACTGCAAAGTATTCAAAGTTAGTTTCTATTGCAGGATTATCAACAAAACTGATAGCTTGAACGCCAGTTTCATCTTCTTCATTGATTTTTAGTTCTTTAATTGAGAATATCATAATATTTTCTTATTTTTTAGTATATATTATTTTAATATTTATTGTATAAATTACCATTTCCAATATGAGTCTTTAAATATTTTTCCATTATTACAATAGTAGTTAATGGTTCCATGATTATATCCAAGTTCTCTGCGAAACTATATTAAAGTTGGTAAAACATATATTAAAATTAATATAACCCATTTTGCCTTAGTTTCTATATTGGAAACTCTTCTTTGAACTCTTGTAAAGTCGGATTCTACGTTTAAAACTGGAATGCTACTTACTGATGTAACTGCTTCTGTGATAATTTGTCTCATTACATCCATATCAACACCATTATTATATGTAGTTGAACTGATTTGTCCTGAATTTACTTTGTTTAAGAATGAACCCATACCTGGTTTCTGAGCAACATTTTTGTTTATAATGTATTCACCACCTTCTGCTGTTATTGGAACACCACCCTGTACATGTGAATTTCCTTTAATTGGTCCTCCTAAGCCAAATGTAGGTAAAGGTGCTGATTTAATAGTATTGATTTGAATAGCACCAGCAACTGCGGCAACACCAGCCATTATCAAACCAACTGGAAAAGGTTTAGTTTGTAATCCGTTTAATACTGCCAATGCTGTACCTATAATAGCCTGAGTAATAGAGTATCTCTTTTCTTGTTCTGCCTGTGCTGTCTTTAATGCTTTTTCTTTTGCAAGTCTTTTAGCATCAGCCTCTTCCTTCATTTTATTGTAATACTCCTGAGTTATAATACCTTCTTCAACTGCCTTATCTAAAACTTGCATTTGTTGTTCAAATTGTGTTCCTACTGCGGCTAATTGTTCTTCAGTCATAACTGCTAAGGCTTGTAAATTCCTTGCTATTATAGCATCTGAAATTTGAGCGTAACTTTCTAACGCAAATTGTGCGGCTTGTGCTATACCTTGAACTTGTTCCTCAGGATTTAATTTATCCCAATCAGTAAATATTCCATTAAATAATTCCCTTCTTTTTGCTTCTGCATCTGCTGCTGCTTGTTTAGCCTTTTCAATATTTTCTAATCTGATTTTAATTTGTTCATCTTCAACTTCTTTGAAAAGGTTATTGAATTCAACTAATGCTGCGGCTTCTTCTTCTTTATTTGCTACATAATTTTCTGATATTTTATTATTAACTTCTTGTTCTTTATTTCCAAGTAATGTTTTTAATTTTATTTTATCTGCTTCACTTCCAATAAAAGTATCATATTGTCTTTTAAGTTCGTCTCTTTGTTTAACTAAAAAGTCCAATTCCAATTGACGAACTTTACGATTATATTCAGTTTGAGTAATTAATTTTTCTGCTAATTGTTCTTTTAATTTATTTTTATTATAGTCAAGATTTCTTTGCTCTGCGGCATTTCTTTCAGCATATTGTGCATCTTGTAATGCTAATAATTGATTAGTATAGTCTTGTACTTCTTTAACTAAATCATCAAATTCTTTTTCTCTTTGATCTTTTAGTTTTTGTGCTCTTTCTTTTTGTGCCTCAATTGCTTTATCTGTTGCTGCTTTATCAGCATCTGAAGTTATTTGTTCTTGTTTTAGATTAAAATTTGTTGCTAATGCGACAGCGTTTTTATTAAATTGTTCTTGTGCTGATTTTAATAAATCATCTCTCATTCTTGTTCCTACTATTTTACCATCATCATAATCTTTATTAATTCTTTCAAGTTCCTTAACTAATTTCTCATTCAATGCTATCATATCAACATTAAATTGTCTACCATTTTCTTTTCTTTTTGCATCACTTTCAGATAGTTTACCAGCATTAACTAATAATCTATCTGTTAAAGCATCATTTTCATTAAGAACATTTCTCATTTCATCTTGCATTTCTTTAAGATATTTATTATGTTCTTTTAATGCTTCATTATTAGTTTTTAATGCCCTTGATTCTGCTGTTAATGCTTGAACAACTGCATATATAGCAGCAGCAACTGCTGCTAATGCTACTGCAAACCAGACAATTGGGTTGGCAAGTAGGGAAACAGTAAATTCCCAAACTGCTTTTGTCATTGCTTTTACACCAGCAATAAATCCAAAATTAGCAAATGTTGATATTATTGTACCTTTTGTATTTGCGTTTTTAGCAACAGTATTTGTCTCAGTGGCAACAGTATTTGTTGATGTTGCTGCTGTTCCACCTTCTGTTGTTGCTGCTTGTTGTGCCTCTAATACAGTTAATCTTTTTAATGATGCCGCATATGCTTCATTAGCAAATGTAGCCTCAGTATTAGCCTCTGCTAATTTAATTTTTGCAGCCATTAATTTATTTGTAGCACCTATAGATTTATATCTAACAGCATTAGCCTCTTGTTCAGCAGCAATTTCTTTCCATGTTTCAGCGATTGCTTTTTTATCAAGTAAGGTTAATCTTTCTTGTGCAATGGCTAATTCAAGTGATGCGGCATTTGTCGCTTCCATTGATGTAGCAACACTACTTAATGATCCTGCTTGTGCAATATTTGCTGCTGCGTTTGTATTTGCTACAGCAGATGTATCCACTATTTTTACAGGCTCACCACCAGTTGCGTTTCCTGTAACATTTGCTGCGGCTATCTTAGTTTCTTGTGCTAAGATTTCTTTACCTAAAACAAAATCTTTTAATCTTTGTCCATAAATTGCTGCTAATGCACCTAATCTTTTTGCATCTGCTACTGATTGTAAGGCATTACCAATAGCCATAAACTGAAGTATCTTCTTTTCTACTTCACCTGCTTTTTCAGATTCTAATCCCAATAAACTCATAGCACCTGTAACACCTGCTACTGCATTTGCGGCTACACCAGCAAATCTGGCAGTATTACCAAACACATCACCAGTATCAATATTATTTGCTGCTATTTTAACATCATCCAATCTATTTTTTAACTCACCTAATCTCTTAGTTAAAGCAGCATTATCCTGTGGTGATAACATTGAATTACCAACTAAGCCTCTTAAAGAAGCCATCTCTCTTTTGATACCAGTCATTGAACCATCAAATGCTTTGGTATCAATGTTCATCTTGATATAAATATTCTCAGTTGTGTTTGCCATGTTTATTTTTTATTTTTATATTTATCGTAAATTACATCAACTAAATCATCACAAGAATCGTAAATATCTTTTCCTGTATCAATAGAATATTTTATTACAATATTTTTCCAAGTTCTGAATGATATTAATCCTTTCAATTTTCTATGAAAAGATTTCATGATATCCATATCATAATCATCAATATTATATTTCTCTTTTTTGACTAATTTTAATTTTGAAATTAAATTAAATATTTCTGTAATCATATCTTATATATTATTTTATGGTGTATTTGTCCACATTCTTACTGCCCTTACAGCATTTAATGTTGATTTTGTTGCAGAATTGTTGTAATTATATTGTACATTACCTTGAAAAGCGTTGCCACCACCAGCATCAGTTGATGTCCAATAAGCCATACCTAATAGAGGGTCATAGCCATTATTCAATAAGTTCCAATTTAACATCATAGTATTGCCTTCAATTGCAATCATATCATAGTTTGAAGGTAAGTACCAATCTGCTGTTGAACCACCTGAATAATCAAAACATAATTGTGCTGCTGATGTAGTATGTCCTGATTGTAAAGTAATATAATATGTATTCATATATCCATCCCATTGTGATGTTGCTGCTGATAATGAGGTACTTACATTACTAAATGTGTAACCTGTTGATAGATTATCTAAACTCATTATCAATGCATTCTCCCAAACACCATCATACCAATGCTTTACAATTATTCCACCTTGTGCAAATTCACCCTCTTTGTAAGTGCCACCAACTCCATCAGTTCCTGAACTACCTGATGTTCCGTTAGTTCCTGATGTACCTGATGTACCATCAGTTCCTGAGGTTCCATTAGTTCCTGAGGTTCCTGAACTACCTGAAATTCCAGATGTTGAAACATCTTGTCCATTTATATATGTACCACCTGATTCTGATACTGTAATTCCAGATGTATTGATCAAGAATACTCCTGTTGCTCCACTCAATATTGTATTGTAATTTGAACCCATTAATATTGCTCCATCACTTTGTATATTGTTGAAACTTGAATCAATTAAACTTACATTCTTAGATGCTACATAATTACTTTGACCTTTAACAAAGAAATTATCTTCTGCAATATAATTGTTTGCACCTATGACAATACCAGTTGCTACTTTTGAAATTTGATTTTCATTTGCGGCAATCGTTGTACCTGAAAAATCAGTTTCATTTCCAACTCCATTTGGTAAATCAAATGCTAATGAAACTGTTGGTTGTGTTGTTTGTAAGTTAAGATAAGCAGGAGGTGGTTGTATAATTCCAATTGTTGTACCATTACCAAGAGTACCAGTACCACCACCAGATGTAAAGTTAGCATTAACAACTGTTTGTTGTGGAACATAAGCATTTCTATTAAGTGGTTGAACCATAATAAGTTCTACCTTTGATGAGCCATTTGGATTCCACTCAATAATTCTTTGTAATCTATATAAGTGATTGTTAATAAAAATTTGTTTTCTAAAGTCAAGTTGTGCAATATCAGTATTATTTAATCTGATGTAACAAGTCAATAATTTTGAATTGATATCCAAATATAATGCTAACTTTTTTAACCAATAAGTTTCAAGTAAATTATTGTAAGTCCATGTTGCATTTGGATGTAAGTAATAGTTTGCTAAACCATAGTTCAAATCAAATGTTGGTACATATGGATTGTCTAAGAAGCCAGCATAAGGGTACGTGTAATTTAATGAACCTACAACTCTCTCTTGATATATAGTAATTCCACTTGCTGTCGTTGTACCTGATGTATTATCATATGAAGTTATAAGTACAGGTGAAGGTTGAACACCACCAGTATTGGATTGAGTTAAAACATTTCTGTAAAGAACTCTATAATTATACTCTGAATCTGTTGGGAACTTATTATAAGTATCTTTTTCACCATAAATTTTTGATACAATCCAGTTAGTTGTACCTAATTTTCCTAAGAAAGTAGATGAAAAAACATCTTCTATCTTTTCTGTACCATCACTAAGATATTTATTTCTGATTAATCTATCACCAAAATTTGATGAATAAACACTACTGTACTTATCCAATAAAGCATCATTAGCATCATCCTTAAATGTGATACTAAAATCTTTATTTAATAATTGTGGTGCTCTTTCAAATGTATTTTCAATAGATGTATCAACTTTCCATGTCCAATCAAATGTATTTGTTCTACCTGTCAAATAGAAATCGTCATAAGGTTCAATTAAAAGATCATCTGTTATTGCTTTATTTTCAGCAAACATCAAATTAAATTTATTTGAAATTGACTTTATGAAATCTATTTGTTTCATTTTTCTTGGAAGAATATCATTCGCAAATACCATAGAATTTTCCAAATAATAATTTAATTTATTATCAGGTTCATTATAGAATGTTGAATATATATTCATTTCATTTCCAGATGCATAGATTCTTAATTGTCTGGCATTTTTTATAAATCCTGTTCCTGCACCAGGCGCAACAATGCCTTCTTGCCATACATAATTTATAGAATCAATTGTCATTTCAACATAGTATCTATCACCTTCAATACATTGAATACTTGATGCACCCACCTCTATTGCTGTTGTTGCTGACAATATATTTCTTGGTGGTGTTACAATATATCCTGAACCTTCAGTATGTTCGTTAGTTGATTGTGCTAAAATTTCTGTAAAGTTTCCTCTCTTACGCATTAATCTTGCATAAACTTTTATTGTGCTTGATGTTGTTGTTTGAAACCAACCATAGCCAGCACCTGATGGAAAGAAAATATTGTAATTAACAAACGCTTGTAAGTTATAAACACCACTACCTGATGATGTTACTAACCATTCATTACCAACACAGTTAGGTGTACTACAAGTTGTTGGCTTAAAAGGAACTACACCATTTGCACCGTTGAACATTGTACCACCAGAAAATTTATCAAATTTAATTTTACTCCAAAGCAATCCATTGTTAGCATTAGGTTGCCATTGAACTGGTGTTAAGTATTCTGTATTCACTCCAATTTTGAATTTGGAATTTGCAAAATATAATTTTGATTCTTCCAAAGTATTTGACACAGGAATAACTAAACTTTTGAAACGAGTTGAATTAAGGAATGAAGATGTATATGTGAAGCCAGCATCTTGAAAGATTCTATCCCAAATTTCTTTTACGTACAAACATGGTTTGAAATTTTCCAATCTATAAACATTTCCAGTTGATATATTTGCGTAATCAATGACAGGATAAAATATACCTTTTGCTTGTGTATAGCCAGAAGAACTTGTATTCCAAGTTGCTTGCATATTTGCAAAATTATGCTTATGATTATAATTTGAAAAATCTAAATCATCATTTGAATCAATATTTCCTACACAAACTTTTTCACCAATAGCATCAGCGATACTACGAATGTTTGAATAGAATACACATTCATATTCTTCAATATATTTATTTTTGTTAATAACTTTTTCAACTTCTAAATATCCAATTAAAAGTTCAACAGAATCTGAATAAATTCCTGCTCTTATTTTCTTATTTATGAAAATTACTTTGTTATCACCAATAGTATCAGGGTCAATATATCTTCCAATGTCCATTAAGTTATTGAATATGACATTGTTGTTTGATGTTCCTGGTATTCTTATAGTTTTTGAGTATGAAGAACCTTTATCTGATATTGAAGTTTGAATTTGAAATGTTAAATTATAAGTTTCATCATCATATAAATCAAGTTTTTGATTAGTAATTGATGTTGGATTTATGTTTACATTTGTAATTCCACCTACGAAACCTGATGTTGGAGTGAATATCAATGAAGTATTTGCTGCACTATAAGTCGTAATTGGAATATCAAGGTTGTAATTTCCATCTTGGTTTACAATTGTAGTCGCATCATTACCATATAAACTTACAGTAACAGTTTCACCTGAACTCATACCAGTTTCAACATAACCTTTAACAGAGAATTTAACATTGTAAACTAAACTTTCTTGAACACCATCTATATTTTGTTGTAATGGTAATGTTGAATTCTCCTGTGATATCATAGTGTTATTGCTCCAAGTCCAGCCTGAAGGATTTACAATTGAATCATATGAAGTTGTAGTGTTAGCAGATAAATATATTGGAGGATAAATAGCATCACTTGTTACTGTGGCTCCTGTAAGCCAAGCAGTTGTATAGTCATTAAAAGTTCCATTTGAAACTAATGAAGTTGTTGTTGGTAATAATATACGAATTTCAGTTTTCATTTATATATTTATTTTTAAAATCTTCTTATTGGTAACACATCCCAAGTTTGTGTTTTTGGTCCTAAATCACTCCATTCAAATTGAGTTTGTCCATTAACATCTATCCAGGTATATAACTGATATGCATATGCCGCTCTATATGCATTTGAATTTCCAAAATGATCACTTTGATTTGACGACCAGTATCTTTTACTATTAAATGTTGTTCCTGATGCTAACGGCCACAATGATGTACCACCAGAGACTAAACCTAAACTTATTTCATATTTTGAAGGTAAGTACCAATCTGTATAGCCACCTTCTGTTACAGTTTTTGACCATGATGCTGCTGTTGAACCTGTATCAAAAGCATTAATCACATCAGTATTGGCGTTGCCATCATCACCACCATTATATAAAGGTGCTACAAAAGTAAATGGAACTATTGTTCCAGGATTACTTATAGGATAACTGCACCATTTTTGCCTTCCTGTTCCACCATTCATATATATTAATCCACCAGTTCCACCACTCCATGTTACATAAACAACACCTCCTCCATATGTTTCACCAGTAAAATGAATAGTTGAACCAGTAGTCGTTTGATTTGTTGCACCACTAAAAAATTTAATCTCTCTATGATTATCAATATATATATCACATGTAGAACCTATTTGAAAATTTGTTATTCCTGAACTCATATCTTTTAATTTCTTTGTATCACTTTGTCAACTGCTGGTCTTATTGTAACCTCCATAACTATCTCTTTATCATTAACTTTTTGTTCATACTTAAATGTATCATTAACAACTATATAAGGAACTGCATAAGTATAAACTCCTCCACCATAATCAAAGTTCTGTTTAGCAAAAACAACTGGACTTTGAACTAATTGAGTAAGCATTTGACTTTCTTTTTGACTTAGTAATCTTGTTCTTAAAGTGATTTCTTCTTGAACATCAACATTGAATATTCTTTCACCAGCATCATAAGGTGAGAAATCAGAAGGTAACTTTACTTTATAAGTGTCTCTTTTAATTTTGAAATTAACATCTCTTTTCTTATCAAACATAAATGTATCAAAGCCACCATGAGGATTCAACCAGAATAATTGCCATGCTTCTCCATATTTAGTACAAACTTTTGTGTTGATAAAACGCATTGGTTGTGTGTTCATTACAGTATTGCCTGACATCAAATCAACATCATAATAACTCCAAGTATCTTTGTATGGTGCTAATATAGTACTCTGATTTATAGCCTGATAAGGACCACATTGATAGAAGAAACCTAATGAATTTGCATATGTAAATCCGTTGGCAGGAATGTTTTCATAGTTAGTTGCTGTTAACCAACTATATCCACCAATAGGATTTTGAATTTGTGGGTCATTTAACCCTCTTGTTGGAGATGAACTTGTTTCACTTTGTTGATTACTAACAACATTTGGATTAAATATGTTCGGACTATCTATCTCACCACCAGTATAACCCCAATACTTAATTGTATATCTTACTCTGGTTGGTCTTCCAGCCTGTGGAAACAATGCATACAAACTAAAGTGTCCAGTATTATCCATTCTTTGTTCCAATGAATCAGTTAAATACTGTCCTCTGTTAGCAACATTACCGTCCATTACCCACTTCAAATTACCTTTTGTGTTTAATGCTAAGTAGTCATAAGGAATACTCATTTGTGCACCATTATAAACATTAAGTGGTGTTGCTTCATACCAACTACCAGCAGTCTTCTTTGTTGGTGGTGTACCATAAAATTCATAACAATACAATTGATATTTTAGTGCTGTTCTTAACAACTCTGTATAAGAAGTTGTACCAACATTAATGTCATAAGTCATGTAATTTTTGTATATTGTAGAAGGGTTAAATTCACATGTACCATCACTCATTGGATGAATATTAAATGTTCCTAAGTCATAAGGTGAACCAAAGTTATCAGGAAAATATGCTTTCATATTGAACTGATATTGAAAATTTGTGGCACCCGAATTTGTGGAAGCGAATTTATAAACCATTCTATTTGTGTCATTTACCCTTGCCCAAGTTGAAGGACTTGAAATCAAACTGATAGCCATTATTTTTAATTGTTTTTTAGTATATATTATTTAATATATAAATGTTACTATAACGGAAGTATATTCTTGCTATCTTTCCATTTTCTTATTTGATTGTCTTGTTTCGCTACAACTAAATAATCAAAAACTTCTTGTAAAGATAATTTCTGAATTTTATAAAAATTTAGAATATCATCATTCGCTAAATTCTTAGCAGTAAAATCCCAACTAAAAAATTTGTTTAGTTCATCTATTTGTTTTTTATAGGCTCCATTATATTCATCTTCATCTGATTTAAATAATGTATCTTTATATAGTCCAAAGATTTGTTCGCGTCCTGATAAAAAAAAAGTATGAGAGTTTGTGCAATGTTCATATCCAATTTTAATAAATCTTCTGCTATGAAATCTTGAGTCTTCAAATTAAATTTTTTAATTCTACCAAATAAATTTACTGGACGAAAATAAATTGCTAACAATTTATTTAAGTTCATGATATTATTCTCCTCACTCAATATCATATCTAATCTTGAAAATTGTTCATATGTACATTCAAGTAAATCTTTTTCGTAAGTATAGAATTTAGTTCCCACTTTAATATAGTTCATTAACCTGCTCAATGGGGTGATTTGTAAGGCACTTTCTAAATCTTTTGATACTTTGTCTAAGGTCTGATTTTTATCTATCTTAAAGTAAGAAATCAATTCTTCTTCATATGTTGCACCTGATTTTATTTGGCTAATCTCTTGAAACTGTTTTACATTCATTTATCTTTTTAATTTTTTCTTTCCTGATTAATTGTTCAGTATATTTTATAAGTTCTTCCATACTCTCAATATCATCTGTATTAATCAATGTAGGTGGTGAGTTGATATTTTCTTTTTGAAGATAACCAATATGTTCTAAAAATGGTTCTTCTGTATATGTTTCCAATAAGTATGGATAATATGTATCATTAAAATTACATACTTCTGCATGTGTAAAATTGCGTTTAATAATCATAACCTAATGTTTGAACTTTAATCAAAGATTATTTTTGTAATCGCTTTCCTGCCATTAAGTTATGACACGCGATTTATTTTTTTATCAATTTAACCCATGTATCAAGTTCAACTACAACATAAGTCTTACTACGATTTCTTTTGAAAATTAAAACTGGTTCTGAATTAGGTTTTGTATTGGCTTCTGCTTGTTTTAACCAAGCGAAGATTGATGTCTTCTCCTGATTTTTGCATTCTATTGAATAAGGTATTAATCTTCTTGCTGCTGGACTTAATACGATGTCTTCCCCCTTTCCACCCATCAAAATCGGCTTCACATCGTCTTCCTCTAACTGAGGAAACGCCATCTTTAATACATCTGCTACTTTGTTCTGGAGGGATCTCCCCTTACTTTTTCTACTTGCTACCGTTGTCGCCATATATTCTCTTTAATTTTTCTTTTCTATCTTCTTGTTTAATAAGGTTCTCCAATTTTTCAATATAAGTTATTCTATCTTTTACTGATAAACTTTTACTCTGTCTTAATAGTTGAATAAACTTCTCATCTTCAACTGAGTAAGTGTTAGGTATAATCATATTACCTACTCTCCAATAATCACCACTCTGTGCTATATCATCCATAATTTCATTTTTTCTTTTATATATAAAAATTACAGCGTGCATATTCACCAAAATATAATCTTGCCGCTTCATCATATGCTTTTGCGGCTTCAATCTCGGTATCAAAATAACCTAAATGTAAGATTGTATTTTTTGCTGGTCTTATTTGCGCTCTGTATTTATTGTTGTAAAATGTTGTCCCTTTTAACTTATTATCTTTAGGTTTTTGATTTTGTAAGTTCTGGCTTCTTGATGTATTTTCTCTTAAATTATATTTTTGATTATTAAGACCATCACCATCTCTGTGATCTATCATTAATTTTTTATCAGCATCTTGTAATATAAATTGGTGCATACATTGTGTAGTTCTTTTAGAATCAACATAGTAATGTCTTGATGCGTAATATAATTTACCACATTTTTTTGCTGACCATTTATATTGATTAACTCTTTCATAATCTTCATCATCCACTAATGCTACTTTATCTTGTGTTAATTTAATCTCCTTCATCTTCTTCATTATTTTCTGTATCAAACATCTCGTTTATATTTATATCATCAAAATCTTCATATGTTTGTCTTTCTTCATCTTTTTCTTCTTCTTCTATTATTTTCTTTATCTCTTTTTCTTCTGGTGGAATAAACATACCAGTAAGTTTCCAGTTTCTTATGATTATATCCTGATATTTTTTATTCTCTCTGAACTTCTGTTGTTTAAGTGATTCATGTTTCTTTTCAATGTAACCTAATTCTTTACGAACTTTATCTTCAAACTCTTTAACATCTCTTGCTCTTTGTCTTGACGATTCTAATTTTTCTTCGTAAGTTTTGTACTCTTTTTTCATTCTTTACCTCCCTTTATAAACTGATGTTACTTTGAATAATCCTGGTGTTTTTCTTAATTGTGCTACAGCATCTAACATTTGTGCTTTTGCAATATCCTGTTTGAATACCGTTGATTTCGTAATTGCTGTACCCTTTGATAATAAAGGAAAAGGTTTTATACCTCTTTTTGAAATATTCTTTGCGATTGCTATTGCGTATGATTTCAACGCTTGTTGTGTTGGTCTCTTTGCACCTCTACCAACTAAGCCTGGCTTAACTTTAATCCAGTTCATAATTGGTTTGATTGGTGGCATCTTTGCACCTATTCTTCTACCTCTATCAACATTGATAAGATACGCAGCACCAGTTACTTGAATTTTATAACCAGTAGGAAGAACTGAATACTTATATACCAACGAATTTGATAAAGTCATTGATGCATTTTTCTTACCTTGTGCTAATCTTTTCTGTAATGTATCAACAATCAATTCACCATACTTTTCAATCACTCTTTCAACATTTGTCATTTCATCAATAATTTTTTTAGTTTCGCTTTAGAAGGTTTATCTTCTTTGATTTCTTTACATAAAGAAATCAATTTGTTAAACTTGAGAATCTGTTTGGTTTGTTTCATTGGAACTATTAATTTTTAATCTTGTATCATTCCAAGATTTTAAGCCTGCCAAACCTGCTGACAAACTCATAGCAAAGATTATTACTTCAGAGTTTTTAATTAATAGTGATATAACAACACCAGAAATTAAAATCAATAAAGCCAATAACTTTGAGAAAGTAAGTAATATACTTATCTTAATCATAATTTTTTATTCTTTTTTGTCTCAATTTGTTTGAGTTTGCTTTCATCAGAACATGGAATACCTTTGTTCCAAGCAACTTGAACACCTTTTAAGCCTTTGTTCCAAGGCACTCTACCTTTTAATGTTTCACTTATCTTCTTTTTCTCATCGTCGGAACACTCTCTACCTTTATTCCAAGCCACTTGAGCACCTTTTAAGCCTTTGTTCCAAGGTTCTTTACCTACACAACCTTTATGTCCTTTTAATGATTCACTTAATTTCTTTTTAGCCTCATCGCTTTTCTTATATACACCAGTCTTACCTTTGTTCCAAGCAGGTAGATTATTAGGGTTAGTATATCCTTTGTAATTTGTAGTATCTTTTTTAGGTCCTGACATCTTTAACTTTGTTTCATCACTCATCTTAAAGTTTTTACCTCCTGTCGTTTGATTGTAACCATTTTTAATTGAGTTATACTTTTCTATCCAATACATTTCTTTTTCATTTAACTCTTCTAAAGATGTTGCAGTATCAATTACATTCCAATTAAAATTATTAAAGCCATATTTATTAATCGCTTTTGTTATTAATGATTTGTTCCTTTTATCATTTCTATGTTGTAATTGTCTTGTTCTAAACTTTTGTATTGTTTGTCCAATATAAACTTTACCATTAATAGTGTTTGTTGCTTTGTAAATTATCATAATAAATCAGTTTAATTATTTTATAGTATATATTAAAATCGTATCGTAAAGACATGTTCTTTAAGAACAAATGTTAAAAAGAAAACAACAGGACAAAATAACATACCAAAAAAAGAACCGAAAAAAAATAAATAACTTATCCAAAATAAATGTGCTGAAAAGCAACTGGCACAGGTAGATAGCTTCCAAATTAAATATAAGAACTTATTAACAAGCCAAAAGTCCGATGTATATCTTTTCTTCATACCGAAGTTTAAGTGGTCCAGAATTAAGATGGACCACAATGAGCATAAAATTATTAGTAGTATCATATTCATTTTTTATTTTTAATCTAAATGTTGTCCAACCTCATCCCAGTATAATCTTATGTTTGCTTTTGCTGAACGCATTAATGTGTTTATAGTTGAACGACTTAAGCCTAAATGCTTTGCTAATTTTATTTGTGTCAAATCTGATAGATAATATTTCTTTAATATAGTGAATGATAATATAGTTCTTAATTCATCAGATGTATAAGTTGCATCATCACACATTTCACATTTCTTATCAATGTATATTACAATATAATCTATACTCTTATCATATGTAGGTGTATCTTCAATATCATTATGCTCCCAAAAAGTCTCATTAGTATTTTTGATTCTTAAATAATTTGCGTATTCTGTATTGTTTCCATCCTTACCACCATTGCGTTGCATCTTAATCATTTGTGAAATAAAGTTTCTTAATTTCTTTGAATTGTATATAGTGTTTAACCTAACATTATTCATCTTTAATAGTTGCTCATAAATATATTGTTCCAAATCATAACAACTATCATCCTTTATAGAGTAATCAATCATATAAGTAATTAAGTTCTTTAATTTGTAATTGCGGTATACAAATGTAACTATTTCATTATTCGTTAAACCTGTCATTAAAATCTTGTTGTATTTTTTTTATTATGTCAATTAAGAATTCTACATTTTTTAATTTGTCTCCTTCTCCTTTTCTTGATTCTTTATTTCTTTCATACCAAGCCAGACAATGTATCTTACATTGTGCTCTATACTCTGGATTTTCTCTCCTCTTCCTTAGTATTTTTAATTGCTTCTGCTTCGTCCTAAAAGTCATCTTAGCCATAACATATATTATATTCTAAATATGTTTATTTGTTGTGGTAATTAATTCTTGCTTTTTAATCCTTCTTAATTTCCAGGCTTCTATATTAGACAACCTAATCTTCTCTTTTGTCTCATCAGATAAAACTCTACCTTTTGGATTAATTTTCTTTTTATGTTCATCTGTTAATTTTTTTCCTTTTCTTTTTTCAGACATTTTTCTTTTAGCATCATCTGTATGTTTTTTACCATAAAAATGATTATCTTCACCAAAGAATTTATTTTGATTTTTCATAACTTCAGAAATATATTTCTTATGTTCCTCAGTATGCTTTTTACCTATTTTACCTTTGCGTTGCTCTGAAAGTATTTTTTTAGTTTCAAGTGAATGCTTAAAACCATAAGATGAACCGCCACCTTCATTTAAATTATATCCATCACCAAATGAATTATATTCTTTTATGTAATATATTTCAAGATTATTTAGAGTATCAATATCCTCACACTCATCTAAAATCTCCCAATCAAAATTATCTACACCATTAAAAATAAGTGCTTTATGAAAATAAGTTGTTGCTATTCTATTCGCGGTATAAATATGTTTAGACCGTCTTTTACTCAAAGTAGATATAGTTTGACCAACATAACACTTTTTATTTATTCTATTTGTTGCTTTATATATTATCATATTATACTGAAACTTGAACTTCTTTTTTCTACTCTATAATGACTAATTGCGCTATAACGAAGGCAATCAATTAGATGGTCAATACCTATTGGTTTGTTTATTAATTTTCCATCCTTATCTTTTTGCCATTGATAATTTCTTAATTCTTTTATTAAATTAAGAGAACGACTACTAACAACTATATCATAAGACTTAAGTGTATCAATACCTTTTAATACACTATCTGGTCCCTTTATAGATGGCTTTACATTCCAACCCAATCTATATAATTCTTCAATAGACTTCGGCTCGGCACTATCACAATAAATCAAATCTCTATGTTTTATTAAACCAAGTTGTGTTAAATATGTTGATATATCTTGATTTGTTAAACCCTGTTGATAAATTAGTTCATCAACATATAAAGTTCTGTTTTTTTCTTGAACAGAAAGCATTGCTGTTGGATCATTTGTAAAACCAAAATCTAATGAATATATCCGTTTATCATTTAAGTCAAAGTTTTCAATTCTAAAATTATTAAATACTAAACCTTCAAGATTACCAACTAAACCAAGCGCATATACTTTGTAAAAGTTTGGGTCTCTATCTTTCATAGAATCAAGTAAGTCAATTGTATTTTGAGAAACATATGGGTTATCTAAATATGTTGAATGTATGTAACCAATATTATTTTGTTCTCTTAAAAATTCATGAAACCAGAATGATGCAGTTGGGTTCCAGTCAAGGAATGTTAATATCCTTGTACGCATTTGTAATTGTTGATAAGTTTGAAAGTTAATATTGTTTGCTTCATTTATAAATAAAAAATCACGACCTGCACCTGCAACCTTTGATGCTTCTTCAACTCCAAAGAATTCAATAAAGTTAGTACCGATTGTGAATTTGTTATCAGTTTTATTATGTTTGGATTCTTCATACAATCCTTCATCTTTAAGAATATCAAGAGCATCTTTCATTGCACCTCTTTTCAAGTGGGGTAATGATTCTGATACAACTGAGAATGTTTTGTTCTTAACATTTGGTTGTAACATTAAATAAATAAAGAGTTGTAATATGCTGTAAGTCTTGCTGCTACGGGAGCCACCCTCATTACAAATGATTTTCTTTCCTTTGTTTAGTTCAAGTAAATTCTTCTTGAATACATTTGTAAGTTTCATTCATCACCCAATAATTTTTGGTTTACATTTGTAATATCAATTGTATTCATTAGATTATCAAGTAGTTGTTTAGTTTCGTTATCTTGAACTACAATTGTAATATTCTTATTCTCAATTTGATTATTAGTTATTTCAGTGTCAGAATATTTAAATCCTCTTTGTGATAATAAAGAACGTGCCATAAAAATTAGCACTTGTGGATTTCCTTTATCAACTTGTTTGTACAGTTCGGTTTCAATTTTATCAAGGGATGCTTCACGAATTTCATAAAACTTTTCAGCAAATGCTGAATCTTCATTTATCCATTTGTTAATAGATGCTCTTGGAATATTTAGTTGTTTGCAAACTGGTCCAATAATTCCTCTTGAAAGTGCTAACCCTTCAAGAACTTTTTGCTTATCTTTAGCTTTTGCGAGGGAAGGCTTATTGGGACTACCTTTTGGTCTAGGCATATAATTTATATATATTTTTCTATAATATATATATTAATATTATATATAATTGTTTAAAATATAATATTTTTGAATAAATTTATTATAAATTATATAAATTTCTTTATCTACACAAAATCTATCGTAAGTTTCTTTTGTAACTTCCATAGAATGAAAATTTTTAGTTTTGATTTTCCTTTTCATAATATTTATTTTTAGATTACAAAGATAAATAATAATTTCTAATTAAAAAAATGAACGAACAAAATGAACGAACTTTAGGTGTCACCCCAACTATATAGGAAATTTAAATATTATAATTTATTTTAAAATAATATCTTCCCTATATATAGTAATATTATTTAGTTCGTTTGTTCATTATTTAGGAAAGGCTTACTACCACTAAAAAAATAAACGAACACTTCAAATGTTCGTTTATGTTCGTTTGTTCGTTTATGTTCTTATAGTTTTCCGTTTTTCAATTTCATTTTTAATTCTCCTTGCTTTTTCAAAATTTTCCTCTCTAATACTTTTATTAAGTTCTTCATTTAAATCTTCTACTGACATTTTATCAATAAATATTTCATCAAAATCCACACCCTTATGTGTGTATGAAGGACTAAATTCTGTTACAACATCTAAACAGTTTATTATTCCTGGATAAAATTTTCTACTATTTCTTTTAAGTTGTCTATCCCATTTAACTACCGCTTTGATACCCATATTTACTAATTTAACTCTGATAGATTCATGAGAAGTATCTTTCAAATTTAAGTTATTTCTTTTTAATTCTACTAAAAGTTCATCAATAGAGAAGAAATCTGTATTTTTAATTTGAGGATTTATAACTTTTCTAATAATTGCATCATCGTAATCAGTTGATATTTGACTTGTGTTATTAAGAAAAGTTTCAGGTATGTTTATGGTATCATAGGTTATACCATTTATATGTAATTGATACATATAACTCCATATCATTTCAAAATTAACACCGCCATTTTCTACCCATTTATTTTTGTTATTTTTTACCTTAAACTTTAATCTATCTGTAATATCTAAAACTAGAAATCTTCGTAAGTTTGTATCATTTGGTAAATAATATTGATTATTAGTATCACCAACAAATGATGTTCTTGATATAAATTCCTCCTCGTCAGCACGATAGGACCTTCTAACTGTATATGATTCTATGGATAAATATTGTTTTATGATATTTGGTATTTTCATTAAATCTCCTCCAATTTCAGATTTATAATTCAAAACTGTACTGTGATCTTGATATAATAAATCTTTGTTAGCTTCCTTAAAATTAGAAGATTCTTTGTACATAAACTGTCCTTTCCAATTCATTATAGGAGCAAATAATAAATTTCTAATCCATTCTGTTTTTCCAGCAGAATCATCACTTCTAGCGATTAAAATTTCATCACATTTTCTATTTATACCTCTCTTATAAGTAAGATTATTCACAACACTTAATAAAAAATGCTTCAGTAAATTAACCTTATCTTCTAATGATACACCGTCAGTTGGTATTAATTCACACATTTTATTAAAATTCTCTTCCAATATTTTCATATCAGTATATTTATTTGAAAATTCCTTCATAATTTCAACTGGTGGATTTACGATTTTCCTATCGTAAGTATAAATACAATAAGAAATATCCTGTTTTTTGTATAAATCAATATTATATTTTTCTAAAAAATATCTTCTAATTATTACATTTGCTTCATCTCCTAGTTTATTATAATTAAATTCTTTTTGACCATCCCAAGACATTATGATATTATGATTTATTTCGTTCTCAATTATGAGAAAATTATCTTGCTTCATTAACATAGGTATATCAGCAGTAGTAAATATTCTAGAAGATTTTAAAACATTTAATTCTTCTTTATCTAAAATTAAATTGAAATTCTGCTGTTTTATTAAAGTATCAAAATATTTTATTGAAATTTCTTTAGAAGATTTTCCATTACATAGTTCTTCATATTTTTTATCACATTCAGTTTGGTTTTTATAACCTGGTGAAAATGTGGAAATTTTATTAAAAAGTTCTTTTCCGGCTTGAATATTTTTAATATATCTCTTAATAACGAATCCAATTCTAATCCAAGTATCATAATCTATAGCAACAGGTAATTGATTATCATAAATAGTATTGCAATATTTTATTACTAAATTCATTTCTTCTCTAGTAACTTCAGAATCAGAAGTTACATTATTGCTTACACTTTTAACCTGTTTTTGGACTATATCAACAGATTTTTTAGTATATGCTAGTGGTTTAGCCTTATTATTATAATAATAATTTGAATCAAAAGAAATATAACATCCTCTATTAGAATTCTTACCACTAATATCTGTCACATAATCCTTATTAAGAACCTTTTTTAATTCACTTTCAAAATAATCTTTAACGAAGTTAAAGTAATCTTCAAAAAAATGATCATCATGTTTAATTCTCTGTAATTGATTTATTTTTACGAGTACCTTAATACCATTACCTGATGGTGAGTCAAATATTAATACAACATATTGACTCTGTTTGAATATATCCTTCATATCAATTATTTCTTGTTTTGAAAGTTTATCATAATCTAGAATCATATGACCAGAATAATCCTTTATGTTCTGTTTATCATGTGTTTTGCTATTGTATATAGTTGTGTTAAATATTACAAAAGGAAATATAGATTGTTTATATTTTGAATATTGGTCTTTTAATTTTCTTTTCTTTTGTACATCTGATGTTTCAGTTACACCAGCCTTTTTATTCTCTAAATAACCAACTGGTTTAAAATTGTAATATTTATCAAAAAGATCATTAGCAGTCTCTGTTTCAGATTGATTAGAATTTAATAGAGTTTTTATAAAATCAAATTCAACCTCTGTGTTATTAATTTCATATTGTGTTTTATAGTAAGTAAACATTATTGATATTATTTTTATAAACCAAAGATATTTTGACCTTTAAAGATGTATATTTTTCTTTCACATCTTGCTATTGCTTCATAAATATCATTTAATTTTTTTGCTCTGGAATAGTTCAAGAACATATTCTTATAAATACTATTTGTTTTTATAAGATTATAAATTTTATAATTACACATGTAATCTATCTCCTCGTAGGTACAGTCCTTTAAGAACGTAGAAATCTTTTTTTTATTATTACCTAATTTATTAAATAATAATTCTTCAAAATTAGTCATTGTTTCCTCCAATCTTTTTTATTTTTTGTTTTCTTATGATTCTTTTAATTGCTTTATCTCTTGGATCATCAGGACCAAAGAAACCGTTAAACATTATATCTTTCATACTATCATCAATAGTTTCAAACCAATCTGAAAATTCTTTAACGTTTTTTTCTATAATCTTGTTTTTCTTCATTTTCTAAAATTATTTTTATTTCAAGTAGCCAGATGTCTACAAGTTTAAATATTCTCATTGTTCTGTTTTTCATTTTGTTCAATCATTTTTTGTAATAAAGTTCTATTTTTCTTATTATAGTCTTTAATAAGTTTTCTAACTACTTGTGCTGCACTTTGGTCAATACCTTTACAGTTAAACCTAAATTCCGAATATTCTTCTTTATTTAACCATACTGCGAAAAATTGTTGATTTTCATTTTTGTTTTTCATAATCTTATATGTTATTTTTCTTTATATATAAAAAAATAAATACAAAGTTTTTATTAATTTATTAAACTTTTTTATATTTTTTTTATATATTTATTATTCTCTTAGGAGATTTCAAAAAATAATTACAACACAATGACAACAAAAAAAATTCCACAAGTAGAACCAACAACAGAATCTACAACTAAAAAAGTATCAAAGATTGAGGAAGAATTTGATATGCCTGAAATGGAAAAAGACCCTAACTCCTCACCGTATGAAGAAGTTTATTTTATTAAACCTGTTACAAAAGATGCCGCTTATTTTGAGATTACAAAAAAATCAGGAGAACAGTACATTACTAATCCAAGAAAAGATGTTAATTCGCTTGGTGGTGTATTAAAGAAAATTGAAACTGGTTCATATACGTATTTAAATGAAGAAAAGAAAACATTTAAAATACATATTGAAAAAGAAGTTGGTGATAAAAAATACCTTTATATACTCAGTTCATCTTATACACAAGCAGGTAGAACAATAGTTAATTGTATATTAGATGTTAATCAACCAATAGAAAGAATACATATCACCCTAACAAGTAAAGATGGCTTTACAAACGCTTCCGTTTCAATCAATGGTGTAGCATCAAAATGGAAAGATAATAAGTCTGGTCCAGGGAAATACACTCGTGAAGAGCAAGATAAGTATATTGTTGATATTGTTCATCCAAAAACTAAAGTTGTTCAAAGTAAAGATTATACAGAATTAAACGATTTTCTTGAAACAGAACTAGTAAATCATTTATCAATAATTCTACCTCACGAAGAACATCGTAAAATTACACCTGAGAATAAATCTGATAAAGTTGATGAACCTACTGATGAAGCAACATTTGGTGATCCTGCAAAAAAGACTAAGGATGAACCACAAGACGCTTCTGATTTCTTTGCATCTATTGGAGAAGAAGATTAAAATAATTTTCTAAGTATGAGAAGAAGAAGCGATAAAATTATTCTAAAAGAAGAAGGTAGATTAGCAGATTATATCTGGTATAATAGACATCAATATCTTTTAGGTGAAGTTATAAAAGGAGAAAAAGTTGATCCTAGAATATGGAAAGGTGCTCTTGCAGCAGCAAGAAGAATGGAAAAGAAATATGGAGATGCTTTATACGAACATCAAGATGATTTTGAATGGGGTATGATAAATGGTAAGTTGTCTGCTCTACGATGGATATTAGGAGAAGAGTGGGATATGTTAGATACTTGAGTAGTTTTGTTTTTGCCTTAAATTATTCTACTCAAATAAAAAGGGAACTTCGGTTCCCTTTTTTCATTTTTTTTAAATAAAAAAAGGAACCTATTTGGTTCCTTTTATTTTAGTTAGTTTAGCTTTTCTTATTTTGAAATAAAAAATGGATAACCAATTTCTTCAATAAATTCTTCAACAGTATTTTTCTTACGAGCCCTTTTTAATTGTTTCTTATTATCACTATCTTCATACATCCATTCAAATCTACCACTTTCAATGGCTTCATCAATTGATTTCCAATTCCAAATAACATCCCTGTTATCACACATATTTGTTTCTATAACTTTACACATAGTTTTTTATTTTTTAAGAGTTAAGTTCTGAATTTACTTGGCAATGTAAGAAAGCGGCACACCATAAACTAACTTTATGATTATTTTTGTAATCTTCTGTTGTTTTTGGATATTTTCTACAGATTTTACTATTCATTAAATCTCTTGTATATGATTCAATATATTCTTTATCATATGTATCAAGAATTTCATTTACTTTAACCATAAATTTTCTCTCACTTTTACAAGTGCGACATTTACAAGTTTCATTATTTAGACATTTCATAATTATTTGTTTTAAGATTGAAGTACAAAGATAGGGATTAAATCTGTAAGAAAAAAATTATGCACAAAATATGTGACCTCTTTTTTCAATTTCACGAAACATCATTTTAATAAAGTCAATATTACCAGTAAATGCTGATGATGTTTTTGATATTGCAATATAGAAGAATAAGTCCTTGATTATCATTTCATCAGGTTCATTAACTAATGGCATTTCACCAACGGTATTGAAATTCAATTTACAAGTAGGTGTTAGAACTGATGTTTTACCAGAACATAAAAATTCAACATGTTCAAACATTACCTTTTTATCAGCAAATGGCATACGCCTTGCTACTTTAATGTATTCATCTGTCATTTTTTTAGTATCAATTTTTATCTGTTTCATAGTTTCTGTTTGTTTGAATTGTTTTACAAAAGTAAGGATTAAATCTGGAAGAAAAAATTATTTTGAAAATATTTTATTGGTAATTTTTTTGAGAATATCACCAATAATTTCAGCATCAACAATCCATTCATCTAATTCACAAATTTTACTGTTAATCTTCAATAACGATTTATTAAAGATTTTATCACTAAATCCAAGTGCTTGAATATTCCAAACTTCCTCTTCAGTAAAGAAGTTCATATTAAATTCACGGTTTTTTAATTTTTCTGACTTTTTCATAATTTTATTATTGTTTGATTGAAGTACAAAAGTAGTCCTTTTTTCCGAATAAAAAAAATACCGACTAAAAAATTAATCGGTATTTTTTGAACACATATAAAAATTGAAGAATAATATTTATAGATTATTTTTTTGATTTTGTTTTATTAATTTCATCAAATTCCATTTTAGTAAATATCTCTTCTATAATAGGTTCATTTTCTTTTTCTATACCTTTTACCTTTTCAGCCTTGAAAGTCTCCCAGGTTTGAGCTAATGAGTTGTAGATAGATAATAACTCCTGCCAACTATTTTTAGCGCATGTGGGGCAGGAGACGTCAAATGATTTTCCTAAAATTGCACCTGCCTCTTTAATTTTATCAAATGTTGCAGTAGTCTTATTAAGTAAGTTCTTTTCATAAAATTCACAAAATTCCATTTCAGAACCTTCTTTATTTGCTTGAATCATAATAGCCATTTTATTTTTTATTTTTTATACCAAACAAGAGATATTTTCGCTGAAATTAAATTCAAAGTAAAGTCCTTCCACAGTTGCGTCAAACAACAAAACTGGTGTTATAGTAACTGGGAAAGTTAAACCTCTTAAATTATCTGGTAACCATTGAATTAACATTTTAACTAATTCAATGCAGGAAGATATGGCTGAGAATCTATCTGATGAATCCTCATTTATTTGCTGAGCAATATAAACTCTTACGCCATATGTTATAATATCATCCGAATCAATAGTCATTGGAATCGGACATAAAAAAACTGATTTTCCAACACCACTTGTTCCTGGATATGTATTAACATCAAGTTCTATGAGATCTTCCAGAGTGTAATTAATGTAAATTACATCAGTTAAACCTGTTAAGGTTAAATAAGATAGTCCAGAAGATATAGTATTTAAAAATTCATTGTAAGTCATATCATTAGTTATTTTTTAGCCATTCCTCTCTTCTTTTAACACAATCATCCAAACTATCAAATGAACCAATATAGATTTTATTTAATCTTAATCTATATCTACCGTTCTCATAAAAAATGCCTTTATATCCAGTTTTATTACTTTTTATTTTACCATTTTTTAATCTTTGATTTATATTTTGTTCTTGATTAGTTGCCCACCTTAAATTACCAGGCTCATAATTTCCACTATTATTTTCTCTATCTAAACTATAATTATCTTTATCATAATTTTCTAAAGATTTTACATACTCAATAAATGAAATTGGATCATTTATCCATTTATCATACATAGTTATACCTCTACCACCCCAATACTCAAAATATGAATAATTTTTATTATAGCATCTTTGCTTTATATTTTTCCATAAAGTATAGTATTTATCTTTACTTTGTGATAATCCATGTGTTTTTATCATATTAACATTTTTATCTTTTATATAAACAAACATACTAAATGTTTTAATCTGATGCTACATTTTTACTACCTTCTCTATCAGTAATATAATGACAATCAGCACTTAATAAACGCATTGTTCCAATTGAACCAGTTGATGCTGAACGAGTTATTTTAATGAAAAACATACTTGAATAAGTTTCATCACCATTAGGACTATCAAATGTTAAGCCTGTAATTATTTGTTTTAACATATGTTTGTATTGTTGTGCGCCATCTATTGTCCATGTTGTTACACCTGTATTAGGTAATGTATCTGGTATAACATCACATTTTGTAGGGTCGGCATCAAACTTAAACCAACCCCAAGCCCAAGTAAATGTGCAAGTTCCTGTATTAGCACTCTCAAACATATAATGAATATGAAAGTCATCTAAAACTGAACCTAATTTTTTGTCGTGGTTAAATTGCATATTATATGAAAATATATCATTATCTGCTATACCTGGCACAACAACACCAGTATTACGGACTTGAACTAATGTCCATTGGGTTCCACCTGCTAATGCTGTTTGTAAAAACCCCATTGTATCTTTGTGGTGTAACCCTTCATACATAAAAGCCATAGTATTAAAATTATTTTTATATAACAATCCAAACGCCTGTTGCACTATCAACTAATGTAATGCTCTGGTATTGAGTTGTTAAAGTTTTTACTGCGTCTCCATCTATCAAATCAGTTCCATTTGCAGTTATGGTTAAGTTTGAACTTGCTAAGTTCTTAACAACTATAACTTGTCCTGATGCTGTTGCTGCTGGTAATTGTAAGTCCAATGTAGTTCCTGAAAATGTTAATATATAATCAGTTGTTAAACCAGTATAAGAATCAGTCTTATTTTGAACTTTTACATAATAAGATTCACCTAATTTTACCCATTGTGTATTTCCAGTTGATGAAGGTATAATAGTACCGTCGTTTGCTTCTGTTGCTATGTAAGCAGTATAGAACGGGTCTTTATCTATAAAGCCTGCTTTAACTAAACCCCAACTTGATAAATAAGTATCAGGATGAGAACTACCTGCATATCCTGTATAAGAATGTAATTGTCCTGTTGTCCATTCACCTCCTATCTGCCAAGCAGCCCATTTAGTATCGTCAAGAGTTTGAATCAATAAGTATTTTGTTGCGTATATTGAAGGTAGTGAAGCCAACCAAGTAGTTAAATCTGTATCAGCAGCATCTACATTAGGTATATATATTCTATTAGCATCTTTAACCAATGTATAATCAACACCACCTCCTCCAGCAGAAACATCAATATAACCATTAGCAGGTATAGCATCTACGCCATTTGTTGCTCCTGTAAATGTATAGTATTCTGTTAAAGTTCCTGGTAGTCCTAATAAAGTAAGAATAGAAACCATATCAGTTTGAGTATATGCTGTATTTAATGTGAATGCTCCTTTGTAAGGTGAAAGTCCTGATGTTCCATCTGTTCCATTCAAACCATCTGTTACAAAATAAGTTCTACAATTTACACCAAAGTCAGCGAAAGTTTTTGTTGCTACATCTGCTGAACCATATTTGAAAGTAACAGACCATACTCCATTATCAGAAGCACCGTTGATTTTGTAAGTTGCCCAGCTTAAATCATCTTGAACTACTATCTCAAAAGGAGAAGGATATGTTGCATTAACGGTTTGAACCCAGGCTTGTATATCTTGTCCTAAATTAGTTAATGTTGATATACAAATTACAGAAACAGCATTTAATACCGTGTTAGGTGTTGAACCATCACTACCTTCTATATACCCTGCTGGTATTGGACTGCCTGTGCTGTAAACAACTCCAGTGCTTGAACCAGTAAATGTATAAAATGAAAGTTGTGTTAAACCGTTTATACCTGAACTACCTGATGTTCCGTCTGTTCCTGAACTACCTGATGTTCCGTCTGTTCCTGATGTACCTGGTGCTCCTGGTGTTCCTATACCATCTGTTCCACTTGTTC